TAAAATAGTGTTATTAACATGGGTTACAATTCTGCACATTATACACTTAGGGAATTTATAAAAGATCACCAAAATTTAGTAACTTTAACCAAATCAAAGGTAAAAATTGTCTAGTTGTAAAGTCATAATTCGAGATGAAGTTAATGTTAAGATTGAGAATTTAGATCTCGGCACTAGAAAAGCATTGGTTAAAAAATTCAAATATGAAGATCCAACTGCTAGATTTAGACCTGCTTATAAATTAGGTAGATGGGATGGCACTGTGAGTTTCTTTGGACTTGGCGGAACTACATATCTGTCCATGCTACCACAAGTGTTGGATTATTTAGAAAGTAAAAATTTTTATATTGAATTAGAAGATCAACGTACACCCATTGCATTGGGATTTGAAAAAATTTTTGCTGACTTTTGGGGCGAAAAAACTTGGCCTGAAGGACATAGGTATGCAGGACAACCAATCAGACTTCGTGAGGATCAGGTTGAAGTAATTAATATCTTTTTAGAAAATCCACAATGCATACAGGAAATTGCCACAGGTTTTGGCAAAACTATTACAACCGCAACATTGAGTAAAATTTGTGAAAAATATGGAAGAACTATAACCATAGTTCCTAATAAAAGTTTGGTTGAACAAACTCTTGAAGATTTTATCAATTGTGGTCTAGATGTTGGTGTATACTATGGTGATAGAAAAGATCTAGATAAAACTCATACTATTTGTACTTGGCAAAGTCTTAATATATTAGATAAGAATAGTAAAAATTGGGATGAAGTAGCAGCAAATAAATTGGCACAACTATTATCCAATGTCCAAACTGTTATGGTTGACGAAGTACATATGGCCAAAGCTGATGTTCTACGTGATTTGTTGACTAGGAATTTGGCAAGAACTCCAATTAGATGGGGATTGACTGGAACCATTCCCAAAGCTGATCACGAATTTCAGACTATAAGAAGTAGTCTTGGTGAAGTAGTAAATCATGTACATGCTTACGAATTACAGAAATCTGGAGTGCTGAGTAATTGTCATGTAAATATTGTTCAAACTGCAGAGTGGAAAGAATTTAAAAGCTATGCAGAAGAATTAAAGTATTTGGTCACTGATGATGATAGAATGACCTATCTCTGCGATATGATTAAAAATATTTCAGAAACTGGTAACACTCTAGTATTAATTAGCAGAATTGAATCAGGTAAGGCAATGACAGAAAAAATACCTGACAGTGTGTTTATCAGCGGCGAAGTAAAAACCAAAGATCGTAAAGCAGAATATGACGAAGTTAAAACAGTTGATAACAAGGTTATTGTGGCGACTTATGGTGTGGCCGCTGTGGGTATTAATATCCCTAGGATTTTTAATCTGGTTCTTATTGAGCCCGGAAAAAGCTTTGTTAGGGTTATACAAAGCATTGGCCGAGGTATTCGAAAAGCCGAAGACAAAGATTTTGTAACCATACACGATTTTTGTGCATCAACAAAATATTCTAAACGTCATTTGACTGAACGTAAACGTTTCTATAAAGATGCACAATATCCTTTTTCCGTAAAAAAGGTTGATAGGCCCGCAACATAATGCTACAATAATAATAAAGGAATTATAACGTGCAAATTTTAACCTTAGACGACCAAGTATTTTATCTTAACGAGTTGCCTGACGAAATTGACGAGGATTTGAGATTTGCTGTTTTGGATAATAGCGATAGTGCTAATCCAGATCATTTTTTCATACCACTGATATTTTTAGAAAGTTTTACTGGTCCCGCCGCAGTTTTACAAATTGGCAATCACGAACTTACTATGCCTTTGGATTGGTGTACTATCGTGGGTGACCCTGAAGGACCAGATATGGAAGTACTACCGTTGACCAGTTTGAACGATCGAGGTTTTAAAACATTTTGCTTTAACCCTTTAAGTAGTTTTAGGCCAGAATTTTTGAATATTGATATTATTGATGTATATCAAGATGTTAAATGGTATTTTCCCAAAATGCGTCCTGGGCAACTATTATGTACCCCATTAGAATCAGGTGACAAACCAAGATGTGCTTACTTTGTCAAAGAAGTGAGTAGACAAAGCGAACTAGTAGATTATACAAAGTGTTGGTGATATGGGCAATCTTAAACCTGGTGCTACTTATATTTACGAACGTAACGGCGACGAAATTTACGCTAGAGAATTTGGTCAATCTGAAAAAAAGTTAATTGGATACAAATACGAAATGGAAGGCAAACCAGATCCCCGTACTAATGATGGTCGTCCATTGCACGAACATATTAAAGAAGATCAATTATGGGGGGATATTCGAAGAGAAGCGAAAACCAATCCCACTTTACATGAAGCATTGGAACGTGTTAAAGTAATTTATTACTTGAGTAAAAAAGATCAACTTGAACCGCCCTTTTGGCACCCAGTATAATATGGCATTAGATATTAAAAGAGAACTCAAAGCAGTAGATTTAAAGAATTATAATTTCTATGAAAATCTTACGGATGAAGAAAAGAAAGCATTTAGTCCTTACATTCTAATGCGATATGTGTCCAATGTACAGGGTGATAGAGATATACAGGAATGGTATTTGGAAATGACCAACGAGTTGGTTAATAAAAATTATAGTGAAATAAGTAAAAATCATAAAAATTTACTTTGGGAATTATTTGCAGGTATTGGTACAGGAGCTGTTGCATATCATCCTTATTTGGCTGCTGGTAAAAAAGAAAAAGCTAATAAAATTGAAAAATTACTCTGTGAATTATATCCCACGATGAAAATTAAAGATATTAAAATATGGGCCAGTATGATGGATAAAAAAGATCACGAAGAACTATTTGACAAAATGGGCTTTGATAAAAAACAAAGGAAAGAATATGAATAAATTTGATTACTCCAATATTAAATCGTTAAATCTTAATTTTAATCAATATTGTTGGAATTCCAACACGCATAATATTACAGTCTCTTACGATCACAAGTCTCCTAGCAAATTTAAAATTAAAATGATACCTATATATCATGAACCTGAAATATTAACAGTTGATGATGCTAATAAATTATTGGAAAAATTTAAATTAAAAAAATGATAGCACTGGTTGAACAACCTTTTCAATGTGTTCACTGCAATAAAAATTTTATGCAGGAAAAAACTCTTGTGGCACATATGTGTGAACGCAAGCGTCGTGCTTTACAAAAAAATGAAAAACGAGTTCAGGCCGGATATATGGCCTTTAATAGATTTTGGCAATTGGCTCAAGGCGGTAAATCAAAAACTTACGAAGAATTTTGCGACACTGCATACTATAATGCATTTGTAAAATTTGGTAGTTTTATTAATAATGTAAATCCGTTATATCCAGATAAGTTCATAGACTACGTTATTAAAAGTGGTGCTAAATTAGATCATTGGTGTAAGGATAGTTTATATGAACAATATCTATACGAAACATTAAAAACTGAGCCTGTGGAATCAGCAGTACAACGTACATTGCAAACCATGATGGAATGGGCAGATGAGCAAAGTGCAGAATTTACACATTACTTTTTATATGTCAGTTTGAATAGAGCGGTACACGATATATTAAATGGTAAAATTAGTTGTTGGGTGATTTTGAATTGTACCAGTGGTAAAACAATGGTTCAGAATATGAATGACGAACAGTTGAATATGATTGCCCCAGCTTTTGATGTGCCGTATTGGACGAAAAAATTTCGAGAAGTTCCTGCTGATACCGCTTTGATCAAAGATATATGTGAAGAGGCAGGAATAAAATGAACTCAGAAACTGTTAAAGAGTTTTGTAATCATCACAGCATTCGTGTACTTGACACAAATAAACGAGCAAGCAGGTATCACAAAGTTAACATAAATTACTTTAAAGATCCTATGGATTTTAATAGGGTGTATGATGAACATATTGTATGTGATAGTGAACCCTTGTATACTATAGAGATTGCCGAAAGTGAATTAGAACGTATTGCTGACTTTGAATCAGAAGTGTTTAACAACATGAAGAAACAAGGTCATTACAGAATGTTTGAAATGTTAATGGAACAAAAAGAACGAGAAAAGTTTTTGAGAAACAAATATCCGGCAGTAAAAAAAGCATACGAAAGTTATAGTCTAGTATTAAAATTAGCTGAAAGTGGAGAATTATAAATGACAAGATTACAGGGCGTAGTAGAAAAAGGTTGGGGCTCAGAAGAAATTTGGATTTCTAATGACAAGTATTGTAGCAAGTTGATGCATTTTAATCAAGGAGCAAGATTTAGTATGCATTTCCATGCACACAAAGAAGAAACTTGGCGTATTATGAGTGGCAGATTTTTAATCAAATACATTCAAACCAGCAATGCACAAGTGTTTGAATATGA